TGTAAAAGTAGAATCTCTTGAAGCTGAAGTAAAAATGTTAAGAGAAAAAAATGAAGAATATAGAAAAGCATTAAATATCTTCAGAGAAAAACTTAATGAGGTTGCTATATTCAATTCAAATCTTGCTTATGCGACAAGACTTTTCACCGAACATTCAACTTCTAAGCAAGAAAAAATTAATATTCTTAGAAGATTTGATGGTGTTGAGACAATTAAGGAATCTAAAAATCTTTACACAACAATAAAAGAGGAATTAAGTTCCAAGGGTGTTACACCAATAACCGAATCGATTGAGTCAAAAATTGAAAAAACTCCATCTAGCGGTTCTGCGGCTAATTTGATTGAGTCAAAAACTTATGAGAATCCGCAGTTCTTGAGAATGAAAGACCTCATGAATAAAATAAAATAAACCTAAAAAACAATTAAAAAACAATGGGTGCATTATTAGAAAGCGGTCTTGTTGGTAACATTGGTCTTAAGCATCTTAAGGTTATCAAGGAAGACACAATTAACAAGTGGGACAAATTAGGATTCTTAGAGGGTCTTAGAGGTCACTTAAAGGAAAACATGGCTCAGTTGTATGAAAACCAAGCTTCACATCTTATTAACGAAGCTGCTTCAACAACTGATAGCGGTTCATTTGAAACCGTAGTTTTCCCGATTATCAGAAGAGTTTTCTCAAAACTCTTGGCGAACGATATCGTATCAGTTCAAGCCATGAACCTTCCTATCGGTAAGTTATTCTACTTTATTCCGAGAATTCAGGGTTATACCGGCGCTACTGCTGATGCCGCTATCCCCGGTGGTTTCTCAGATTCAGGTCAGCACTACGCTCCGGTTGGTTCTCCCGGTAACTATCCCGGAGATCCTAACACTGGATATCCCCCTGCTTCAAATGCTTATGGAAAGAATCTTTACGATCTCTTCTATGAGGGTAATGAGCCGGGATTAAATCCTGCCGGTCTTTTCGATTACTCAAAGGGTAGATTCCTCATCGTAACTGCTAACACACAAACTGTTGCTTGGAGCGGTTCTGACCTTATCGCTTCTGCTTACACCGCTGGTGAATTCAGAAAGATTTTAGTCGCTCTTTCAGGTTTCTCAACTGTAGGTGCTGGTAAGCTTATTGGTCCTGATGGTCAAGAAATGGATACAGAGTCATTCTTGTCAGATCTTACTCTTTATACTTCAAACGCAACAGTTGCTTCACAATTAGGTACTTCGACAATAACTCCTCTTCTTTACAGAGTTGTAACTCAGAAGTATGGTAAGGGTATTGTTGAGTACGGTACCACAACTCAGGCTCCGTTTAACAGAACTACAACTGGTGGAAATGGTGGTTACTTTGATAACATCTGCTCACCGACCGGTATCATTTACCTCGAAGTTGACGCTCAAGTCCCTGTTTGTATTTCATGTAATAACGCTAACACAATTGATGGTTACTCTGGTGCCACTATTACATCTGCCGCTTGGTCAGGTTCATCTGGAAGTGGTCAAATTATGGCAGCTTGGAAGCGTTACGAAGAACTCGAATTTGAAGACAAGATTGGTGAAGTTTCGTTTGACCTTCAGTCAGTAACTGTTTCAGTAACTGAAAGAAAGTTAAGAGCACAATGGTCACCTGAACTCGCTCAAGACGTTGCGGCTTTCCACAACATTGATGCTGAGGCTGAATTAACCGCTCTCTTATCTGAACAAGTTGCTGCTGAAATCGACAGAGAAATCTTAAGAGATTTAAGAAAGGGTGCTGCTTGGACATTAAGATGGGATTACAATGGTTGGAAGAGATTAGGTACCGCTGCTGTTCCTTATACCCAAAAGGACTGGAACCAGACCCTCATCACCGCTATCAACCAAATCTCAGCACAAATCCACAAGTCAACCTTAAGAGGTGGTGCTAACTGGATTGTTGTATCATCTGAAATCTCAGCTATCTTCGACGATCTCGAATACTTCCACGTTTCAAACGCTGCTCCTGAACAGGATCAGTACAACATGGGTATTGAGAAAATCGGTACATTAGCTGGAAGATATCAGGTTTACAGAGATCCTTACTTCCCACCCAACACTGTGTTGCTCGGTCACAAGGGAACCTCTCTCTTAGATACTGGTTACGTCTACGCTCCGTATGTACCTCTCCAGTTAACTCCGACAATGTACAATCCGTTCAACTTTACCCCGATTAAGGGTATCATGACCCGTTACGCCAAAAAAATGGTAAATAACCGGTTCTATGGTAGAATTACTGTTGACGGTGTTCGTTCATTTGACTTAAGAGAATTGAGATAATAGACTCAAAAACAACAAAATAAAGAAGGCGGGAGATTTCTCCCGCTTTTTTTATTTATATTTTTCATGGTTAATTGACGATTCTATGGATTAATGTTATATTTATTAAAAAGGTAAAAATGAAAAAAATAGAACCAACAAAAGAACAAGTAGAAGAAATGCTACATTTATATAATGTCGAGTTACTTGGTTCTCCGACAATAGCGGAAAAAATGGGGCTATCAAAACCAACTGTAATACGTATCCTAAAAGAAAATGGTGCTAAGTTTGGACCGTCTGGTAGAAAATTTAAAGGGGGTAAATCAGTTTCCGATAAAAAATACCGAACTAAAAAAGAAGTTGTTGATAGAATAAAAAGTTATTTTAAAAATTGGTCAAAAGAAAACAAAGAACATTTAAATGAATATTGTAAAAATTGGACTGAAAAAAACATAGAAAGGGTAAGAGCAAAAAAAGCCCAATATGAGCGAGAGAAAAAAGCAAAAGACCCCAAATACAAAATATCCAGCGTATTTAGAACCGCACTATATACAGCGTTAAAAGAAAAGGATATTCTTAAAGATAAAAAATGTTTTGAGTTATTAGGTTACACTAAAAATGATTTAATAAAACATTTAACTAAATTACTAGAACCCGGAATGACCTTAGAAAATTATGGTGAGTGGCATATCGATCATATAATTCCAATATCTAAATTTAATTACACCTCAACGCAAGATGATGAATTTAAGGAATGTTGGTCATTAAGTAATTTAAAACCCATGTGGGGTCCAGAAAACATTAGTAAGAGTGATAAGATTATTGCGCATCAATATAAAATAAGACAACAAAAAGAAATCGAACAACAAAATGCAATTGATTTTAATATTACAAAAGTAAGTTTAAAGAATTGTGAAATTAGACAGATAACTAGAAAAGAATGTGAACCAATCATAAATGAATATGAATGGTTAGGTTATCTTCCAAGATATACAAATTATTATTTTGGTATTTTCTTTAAGATTGACGATAGAGAAATTCTTGGGGGTGTTGTCGCATATCAACCCGAATATGGTGAGAATATGGGGGTATGGGATAAATATGGTTATACGGGTAAAATAATACAATTAAGCAGAGGTGTTTGTCTTTGGTGGACACCAAAAAATACAGCATCTTTCTTTATTACAAGAACAAATGAATGGTTAAAAAAGAATACACACTATAAGGTAGTTACAGCAACCGTGGACTCTTCCGCTGGTGAAATTGGTACTATATATCAATCAATGAATTGGTATTATGTTGGTACGTTTGGTGGTAATATAACAAAAACCGGTAAAGAGAGAATTCGTTATGGTTATATTATAAATGGTAAGACATACAATCAAAGACATATAAGAAGTATGATTGGTACAGCAAAAAAAGAAAATGTGTTAAAGCATTTTCCAGATGTTAAAATGGTTAATTTGGGTAGGAAAAAAAGATATTTTACTTTCTTAGGTAATAAGAAAGAAAACGAAGAACTATTCAAACCAATAAAAAATTTAATTAAGGAATATCCGAAACGATAATATTACCAAATTATTTTTTTCCAATCATCAATAAGTTTTTTTCTTTTTTCTTGGTCAATTCCAAGACTTTTTAAATCGTCCTCAATTTTTTGAACTAGTGTTGTTCTTTGTTCAATGATATTATCAACACCACCACCAAATGAAATTACCTTTCCAATTTTTGTTACATTAGATAAAACTTCATGGTATTCTTGGGATGTTAATCCGGTTAAATGAAAGTTTGCTTGATATAATTGTTCACTCATTGGTCATTATATATCTTAAAGCTTTGGATACAACTTCACTCTCCTCAAGAGAAAAGACTCCTCTTGAGTGTGCTGCTTTTATTGCTTGATTTAAACAATAAATTGCTTGTTCATTTGTCATTCCATTTGAAAAAGCATCCAAATCATTATTTGAATAATAATTTATTGAATTAAATAACGTACCTATTGGTGTTTTTTCTTCCATTTTTATTTAAATATATAAAAATTTATCTCGCATTCAAGATATTTATTGTAAAAACTTTTATGAAAGTTAAAAAAGAAATAATTTTTAGATTTTTGGATTTAAGATTTAGTCGATATACGTTGGTTAAATCAAAATGTTCTGTTACTGGTGATTTGAGTTTTATCGTACCAGCTTGGGCAATGTATGCAATTGAATGCGGTAATTACGAGACATTAAGTGAAGAGGAAATTGAAAGTCTTAATGATTTTTTGGATGATTTGGTTAAAACTTATGGTAATGCTGTGTTAGCTTTTGGGGATGAATCATATTTTTCAACAATCAATGATATTGATAATTTAGGTGGTGACGTTTTTCAGGCTAGTTTAGTTCCAAGTGTAGTAAATACCTATATTGTGGATTTAAATAACGATAAATTAATAATGAAACACGAATTTAAAAGTAATTATGTTTTTTTTAAGGATATAATATTTGAAATGAATTCTATTTTTAGTTTAAAAGAAGACGATTACAATTCACTTAGAGAAATTATTAATGAGTGGGTTGAGGACAGATTTAATATACCAAGAAGTTTATCGACATTTCATACATTCTCAAAAATAAATTATCGTAACGATTTAATTTCATGTATAATGCGTAAGGCAGTTGAGACAAAAAAACTAGATTATCTTAATAATAAAAAAAATAATGTTTCAGAAAATTCAAGTTCTAGATTTGCTGGTGAATATAATGGACCGATTGAGTTGGGTTTAAGAAAGTGGAAAAATCCTGAACTTAAACCTTTTAGTGAAATTTCTTCGCATTTAGCAAATAACGATAGTAAAAGCAAAACACTTAAAGATAACATAAAACGTATTGTTGGAATGTGGGAAAAAGGTTCAGATGGAACATATGATATACCAACACATGATGTTGATACAATTAATGAGGATTTAGCTGTTTGGTTTGGTAAGAAAAAGAAACCAAAAGGTAGTAAACAACCACAAGGTCCGTGGGTTAATATTTGCAAAAAAGATAAAAATGGTAAACATCCCCCATGCGGTAGAGGTGAAGCAAAAACATCTGCATATCCAAAATGTCGTGGATATGCTGCTGCTAGAAGAATGTCAGATGAAGCAAAAAGAAAAGCTTGTTCTCAAAAAAGAAGAGCGGAAAAAAAAGAACCAAAAACTGGAAAAGGAAATAAACCAACAATGGTTTCACATAAAAAGAAAGTTAAAATTAAGGAATCCGACCTTTATAATATTATAAAGCGAGTTCTTCTTGAGCAGGAGGAAGAAAAAAGAACTGTTACATTTCCTGCGGGAGCATTTAAATCTTTCATAACATCATCAAATGAAAAATTTGTTAAGATTCTTAATAACAAATATGATAGAGTTATTGTTAGTGGAGATTTGGATTTAGATGAGACAGATATTAAGATTTTACCAAATAATCTTGAAGTTAAGGGTATTCTCTTCTTAAGAGGGTCTTTGATTAAAGAATTACCAGAAAATCTTAAAGTTAATGGACAAATAGATTTAAGAAGTACTAATATTAAATCTTTACCGAATAATCTTGTACATGAAAAAGGTTTTATTTGGATATTAGACACACCGTTAAATTACAATGAAGAATTAATAAATCATTATGTGGATAAAAATTACGGGTTTTATAGATATTAACCCAAAGACTCCAAAATTCTACTTAATGAGTGTTTAATATTTGAATTAATTTCCTTTTCCATTTGAAGTCTGCGTTTCTCAACTTCATTGTTAAACTCAGAAATAATTTTTTCATAATTTACGCCCTCCATAAAAATAGTATACGAATATACGTGGTTGACAATTTTTACCGTACCATCATGAATTACAATAAAAATACCGAGAGAATCGTTTTTAATATATCTTTTTTCACTAATTGGTGTTAAAAGGAGTGTAGTATCCTCTTTATGAATTAATTTCTCACAGATTTTAAAACATTTAAATTCATGTTGCTGTTTTTTTGTTAAAGCAACATTACCAAATCTTTTAAATTTAATATAATTTTTTTGAAAAAATCTTTTAATTTTATGTAATAGCATGTTGGTTAATTAATTTAATGCAAAGATATGGAATGTTTTTCAAATTCCAAAATATTTATGGATATGAAAAATATTTTAATAAATGATAATCAGTTAAAAAATTTGGTGGAATCAGTTAAACACATTTTAACTGAAGCCGATAAAAGAAATGTTATTATAGACAAAATTGGTTATTCAAAAGAATGGGCGGATGAGTTCCATAACTTAAGCGATAAATATTCTGTGTGGATTGCTGACTCTTATCTAAAAAAGAAAATGTCTGATAATAACCGAACCAAAGAAGAAGTTTTAAAAAAAATAAATGAAAAAGGACCGGATGCAACATACACTTGGTTTAATGGAATTCAAGCAACATATCAATATATTTTAGATTGGTTAAAGGTACCAAGAAGAGAAGAAATTGATTTACAAAATTTAACATATGATGATGCTTATTTAAAAGCGCGTGAATGGCATGAATCATTAAAGACCGGTGAAACAAAAAAATATGAAGAAACGGGCGAAATTATAATTGATTATCGGAATTCAAGAGGGGTTGGTTATTATTGGGTCAATCGAAAAACAAAGTATTGTAGCGAAGAACAAAAAAGAATGGGGCATTGTGGTAAAACAGATTTGGGTGATACATTATTTTCATTAAGAAATGTTAATGAATTTGGTGAAGGACAAAGTTTTATTACAATAGCCTATAAAAATGATGGTACCGTTTATGACTTCAAAGCATCGGGTAATCAAAAACCATCACCAAAATATCATAAATATATTATAGACATTTTAACTCAGGATAAATATCCAATTAATAATTTATCAAGTGCTGGTCATTCACCAGAAACAAATTTTAAAATTTCTGATTTAAAACCAGAACAAATTGAATATGTGTACTCGAAGAATAAAGCATTAAAATATAATATTAATGATAAATCATCGCATCCATATATTGTTAAAGATATTTTAGACGGTAAACTAAATTTATCAAATTACTCAAAATCAGACCAAATTGATTTGATTAGAGCATCGAATGAGAATCCAAAATTAATGGAAATATTTAAAAACGAATTATCACATTTCAATAATTTATTATTGGGTAACACAAATAATATTAAGTTTATTGTTAAAAACTTTTTGGATGTATTTAAAGATTTATTAATTGGTTATATTAATGAAAAAAATTATCCGCAGTTTAAACAAGCGTTGATTGTTATTAGTAGACTATTAAATGATTATAGGATAAATTTAATTGAACCATTTTGCGGAATTTTAGGAAAAGGTTTTACTAAATTTAAAAATAAGGAACTAGATATTATTAGTACCAGTGAAATTAACAGAGCAGTTTTAAGTTGCGCTAAAAAATATAAGTTAACCGATAAGTATGCTTATATATCTGATTTAAATAGACTTAATCACAGAATTGTAATTCCGGATGGTAAAGATAAAACGTTTGGTGTTATAGATGAGAAAGGAAATATAATTATAGGTTTTAATTATGTTAGCTTAAGTCTTAATAAAGATGGTAATTATATTGGTAGAACATTAGGTAATGAAATTGAGGTATTGGACAAGACTGGAAATTTAATTATACCGCAATAATATCACCATCTTCTGTTACCATTATACCATCATCATATTTAAACGTTCCGTTATTACCCCTTATGTACCATTGATTTTTTTCTTGGTAAATACCAACATTTCTACAATTCAAAAATTTATTTAATCTATCTTTTGTTGTCGGTGTCCACCAACCTTTGGTATCTAATTTTATAATATTTGTGGGGTCTATTTTAATGATATATGTGCTATGGTATCTAATACCAATTTCGTTAATATCTGTTTTACTTAATAAAGTATTGTGACCAATTTTCTTACTTTCTCTATTACCTAACTCTTCTTTTAATTTATCATAATTTAATGATGTGCATGATAGATTAACTCTTTCTTTTATTAATCGTTTGGTTGAGTTAATCAAAGTTTCAAGTTGTGATTCTGTTATTATTATATTCTTTTTCATTTTGTTAATAATTTATTATTTATTTATTTCTCCAACCACCACCTTGTTTTTTATACCATTTTGCCGCCCAACCACTAGCATAAGCCGAAGGCCAAACTTTATATTTTGATTTTGCTAAAGATTTTGCTTTTGACCATAGTTTTTTATTTGTTGGTTCACGTTTTGTTTCCTCATCCAATGGTCCAACAACAAATTCATCGTCCTCTTCATTCATCATAAAATCAAAAACTTGATCCAAATTTTCTGTTGCGGTTGTAATGTGGTCATCCGCCCAATCATGTCCATTTTGAAGTATGTCTTCAATCATTTGCGGTTCTAATGATAATAGTTTATCAATCTGTCTTCGCATTTGCTTCAAGTTGCTAAAAAACATGTAATTACCTGTTTTTTGCTCTTGGATTTTTGCATTTATTAATTCTATTAACTGCGATTCTGTTAATTTAATTGTTTTTTTCATTGTTATATTTCTATTTTCTTTTATTCCATCTCTTTTCTTTATTAAATCCGAAACTTTACCATGTGGGGGAAATTCAATAAACTTAAATAATTCTAATGCCCAACTTTCAACATAAGGTACAATTTCTTTTCTCTCAACACCCATAGCTGATGTGATATTATCTACTAACATACTTCGCATTGAGACCGAAGTTCTATCATGTTGTGTAGGTTCAAAACCTATTTCACTAAATTTTTGTTTTTCATTATAAAAAACTATTTCATTTTTAGCGTCACGTAATTCTTCTTCGGTATAGGATGGGTCAGCAAAAAGTTCAGGACCATAAGCTATTATCATAGCATTATAATATGTCATAACTAAACATTTAGATAATATAGCATCTAAATAAACATAAACCCCCCTCTTTATTTTTTCCGGATTCATTATTTCTTATTAACAATTTGAAATTTAATGGCTCTCTTATAAGTATCCTTTTCTCCACTAGTATTCACTTTTAAGTCAACAAAATATTCATTCGGGAGCTTATCTCTCATATCAAAAATAAAATAATATTCATTTGGTGTTCTATTAACTAATGTCCAATCTTGAACCTGAACTTCGGTTTGACCCTCTCTCACATAAACTCTATAATAAACCTCAACATCGGTTAAAAGTTGTTGTGTTGTATATGCTTTTTTAACAATAACACCAATTTTTCTAACATCAGTATTTAATATTTTTTCATCCTGTTTAATTCCATAAAAATCAAATCCTAAAATCGCGGGTTCTTTTGATTCAGTACCAATGTTAAAATAACTACCATAAGGTTTTATGATTAAATCATTTTCAACATTTGGTAATGGAATTCCATTGATTGCAATATTGCTCCAAACATCGGTATATTGACAAGGTGTTGTAATTCCTGTTATAGAGGGAATCGTTACCTCATATATACCTTTTGTTATTAAGCACGTTGTTAACCCCATATAACCAGATATCGGGTCTCCATTGGTATCTAAAATTGATACAACTGGATTG